CACCATTTTCGTAACCATAATAAGTACTATCGGAACATAAAATAGATGTCTTTTCAATATTTAAATCAATATAATCTTTATCTTTCGTATAACAACCAAAAAATTGATTTAAAGATTTTTCAGTATAAAATATTTCTACAGATTCATAAAATAAACTTCCAGATTTTTCAAATCCAACAGTCGAGTCTACAGTGAGAGTAGTTGGAAATTCTGATGCTAAAATAGAATTAATTACTTTTGTGGATGGTGTAATTGAAAAATCACCACTATTTTCTGAATTTGAATCATCGTAACCTAAGAATAATAAAAATTTATAATATGTTTTATTATTTCTTGTAAATATTTCTACCTCAGAAACAGATCCAAAAACATTTGGATTGTTGTTTTTTCTGATAGTGTAATTAGATATTAAAAGAGGATCTCTATCTGGAGTTAAATTTTCAAATAATAACTCCTTTCTTCTCTTGTACTCTGAGTTTGATGTTGAAAATAGAAATGTTTCTAAATCAACAACTGTAGGATCTATTCCATATAAAGCATTAAATAAAATTTTAAAAGATTCTTTACTCCCTTTCGATTGATAAAAAGTTCTTGAATTCTTAATAAAATTGTTAACATTTAAATTTGGATCAAAATCTATTTTTTCTAATCCAGGCAAAAAAGTATATTTTATCTTTTCATAAAATTTTTGTAAAAATAAAACACTCAAATTAATAACTTTGGTGTTATTTACATGTGAAGATGCCTTAGTAGAATTAAAAATTAAATCATTTTCATAACTTTCAATTCCACTAAATCCTCTAATACAACCGACAAATCTATCAGATAATTTTTCTTTATATGTGATTATTTCGTCATCTATTTGTAACAATCCATAATGATTTGGAAAACCTTTCGTATTATTAACATATATTGTATCACTTATGTTTGTAATTGACTGTGTTAAATTTACGGATCCGGAAATTACATCAGGTGTTAGATTATCTAAATGTAAATATTCGGAAATATTATCTGTAATATCTACTATTCCACCTTGGTATTCTTGAGAAATGTAATATTGCTTTAAAAATTCAGAAAACTTTGGATTCTCTTCTAATATGAATTCAGGTATTTGGTTGCTAACAATTTCTTGAATTTTTACCTTAGTTTCAAAATTTGATTGTACCATATTATTTTCTGATTAAACTTCCATTAGAATAACTTGACTGATAATAATCTCTGGTGAATAATACACCAGATGTATTTTCACCTGATGAAATTACATCTTTAATCATATTTATTTTACTTTTTGACACATCTAAAGATAAGTAAAGATCTTTATATGCAATAACATCATTAGATTCTGGATAAGCTTGAATTTCAATCACACCATTTGGCAGTTCAGTTTGAATTATATTAATACTATTCAATCTAATTTCTCCAGTCACATAATCAACTATTCCTGCAGATTTAATTAAAGTAACTGGTAATTCTGAAGGATTTGAAGATAATCTAATCACACTTAAGACACCAGTGAGTTTATCTTTATTTGGTATATCAGTTAAGTAAACAAACTCTTTTTCAGAAGGTATTTTAAATCCTGTTGATTTAATATTTGCCCCTTCTGATTTAACGTGAAATTTATTTCCATAACATAATTCATATTCTGCAAAGTCATTTAATAATACATTTAGATTTCTTCTAATTATAATTTTTGTAATGTTTGAAGTTATTGATACATCATTATTGTCTATTATTTGCAATAATTTACTGTACTTAAATCTACCTCCAAATTTGTTTATATCCAATGAACTAGAATAAGTAACTAACGAATTTTCAATTTTTGTTTTTAATGTTTCTGGACCTGGTGATAAAGATGAATTATAGTAAATTGATGAGTCTAATTCTATATAAAGTACCTTAATATCTATTATTTTTTGATTAATTCCTGTTATTGAATATTGTTTTAATTTTGATAAAATAATTTGCTTATCAAAATCTGATATATAAAGACCATCTTTTGGTTTAATTGATATTGTTACAGATCCATACTCTGGCGGATCTAAATCTTCACCACCTATAGCATTTACTATCTCTGCATTTGGATATATTATATTTTTTATAATTGATTCATAATCATTTGATGTAACAGCTCTGTATTGTGATGAGTACAATCTTGGAGCAAAATATCTGATTGAATCTATAGATTCAATGTCAGAACCATTTTTTGATGTTTGATTTGTAGTTACTGTAACTGTATTTGATGGGGCAATTAGTGCTCCATTAGAATTTTTTATTGAACCAACAAAAGAAAATTCTGATGCATCATTACCATCTCTGCCGTCAGTTACAATATAATGAATAGTAATTGTAGAATTATTTTCTAATTTTTTACCAAAAATGCCATCTCCAAATAAAAGTTCATACTTTTCATCTTTAACTTCCTGAATTAGAAAAATTTCAGATTCACTATTAATTGATATAATGTTGTCAACCAAAGAATACTTTTTACCTAATCCAACATCATCTGGACCTTTTACATAAACTCTAATTGTACTAGTATCAACATATGGGTTTGGTATAATAAATCTTTGATCTAACGAATTATCTACAGTAAATGTATATTTTAAAAATCTACCTTGATAAATTGTTATATTTGAAAAATTTGCTAAATTATTATTTACAGTTCGAGTAATTTCTTCTGGTACAGAAAAAATATAAGAACTATTGTCTATTGATCCAACACAAACCAATTCTGGTTGTAAAGAAACAGTTGGTGTATTGTTTGATATTGGAATATTAAAAGAAACTACTGCTGTAGCACATTTTCTAGATCTTGGTACATATCCAACATTTCTTGCAAGAGAAACAACATTCTCTCTTAAAGTTGCAGAATCTAAGAATACCTCATTTACTGATAAATTTGTATTAAATGCATTAATATAAGTATTATAAGCTAATGTATCGATTAAAACTGAAAAATTAGATCCCTCAAAATCAAAATCAGTAAAATTTGAATTTGCTCTAAGATAATCTTTTATAGATGTCTTTATCTGATCAAAATCTAAATTTGTATATTTAGTAAAAGGCATTTTATCTCGTTGCCTCTAAGATGAAAGTAAACTCTTGTGTTGGAAAGTCCTGTCCAATGATATCGAAAATTACAGTAACTTCTAATTCATTATTATCTATTTCTGAATTTACCAGAACTTTTACATTTTCAACCCTTGGTTCATAAATTGCGATAGAAGTTTTAATCTGATCTTCAATAATTGATAGTGTAGCATAATCAATTAAATCAAATAAACTTGAGCGTACTTGTGAACCAAAATCTGGATTAAAAAATCTTTCTGTTGGTATTGTTTCTACAATATTTCGAATTGATCTTATAATCGCTCTTTCATTCTTTAAAATAGGTAAATCCTTAGTTACTGGATGAGGTTCAAAGGACAAACTAATGTCCTTAAATGATCTAGATATCCTTGTAATTGGATTAATCGCCATTTGAACAGGACTTTTTTCTTCAGTTATTTATGTTTATTTCCAAGAAATTCCATAATTAGGTTCAGTTCCATATTCCCAATCATCATAATCATTGGAATTTCTAATTTTTTGATGCAGTTCAGATTGTTCCTTCAGGTGATGTTGATTTTTTGGAACATCATCGTGCATAATTTCTTGAATCACTTTTGATTTTTGATCTAAACTATTATAATCGGATGTAAGAGAGGTAGTTCCCCACATCTGATACATGTAATCTTTGTCTCTATCAACGGGTAAATTGGACATTTTAGCTCCTGTTTTTTGTAAAAACAGAACTTTTTTGGAAGGAGGTTGCTATCTCCTTACTGATATTTAACGATTTAATTCTCTAATCGTATAATTGTCCGAATTTAAATATTTTAAAAGTTCAAGTGCAATTAATTTTGGATTTCCTTCACCACATGTGTAAACATCGATGGCAAGACATCCATTTTCAGGCCATGTATGGCAAGAAACATGACTTTCTGCGAGTGCAATCACTATTGTACACCCTTGAGGAATGAAACAATGGGAAAAAGTGTTTAAAATCGTCATTTTGGCACGATTTATACCTTTGATCATTGCATTTTGAAGCGATTCTACATCATTAATTGCTTCAAAATTAACATCATACACCTCTAGGAGCAGGTGTCTTCCCATTGAGTACTGTTCCAATTCAGGTTTTGCAAAACAACTTATTTATTTCTATTTTAAGTTTGTAACTTCGTACATGTAATGGTCTGATGTTTCAAGTTTTCGTTTATTTTCAACTGAATAAACGGTCATATCAATTTCATAACCGGGATTTTTATCAATTCTATTGAATGTCCAGGCATTGTCATACCAAATTATTCTATTATTTGGATATGCATAATAATTTCCAGTCTCAACCTTGAATAAATGAGCACATTTATGTTCTGGAGTCTCTGAAAAATTAAGATCTGGAATACCTTTGTTTTCCCAAGACCAATCAAGGGTGAACATATAAGTCCCTAATACCTTTTTTCCATCAGGTCGGATAAGTTCTGCTTGCAATCCAGAAAGACGAGTACGTTTTTGAACATCAATATATGGCGAAAAGCAATCCCAGTACATAATATCTTCAAGTGGTTCAATAGGAGCATCAGATTTCCAGCAAAAAGCGTGAAGAGGACGCCGAGTCCAATTCACGCCATTTTCAAGAAATGCCTCAAATAGAGGAACTCTTTTTTCAATACTTGCAACAGAATGTACGTCACATTTGGTTACTTCACCATGTCCTTTTTGATGATTGAAAAGAAACTCATTACGAATGTAACAAGACCAATCTGGAAGACTATGGTTTAAGTATGCCATTAACCCTTACCTTGACCCCTGTACTTCTTACGTGCCCCATTGCGAGAAGATGCGGCATATTTAGTTCCATCTCCATCTCCTTGACGAGTTTTCTTCGGAGGCCCAGGGTTATAAGAATTGTTCTTGCTCAATCCACCTTTTGCTTTAGTTGCCATAAGACTTAATTCTCCTTAATAATTTCAGTGTTTAATTCGTGAGGTGCAGGAGTTCCTTTTTCATAGAACTCCTGCGCTAAATCTTGCATCACATCCAAATAATCTTCCTCTGAAAGATCGGAATAAATTTTGCGACCATTGCAGTAGATATTATATTTTTCGTGATTACTTGTCATAAACTCAAATAACTCTTGTTTTTTCGTGACCAACGCGAATACGAGGATCGCACCAAATTTCAAATCCTGCTTCTTTTGCATCCAGACAGAATGACACATCTTCGCCACACATGTCTTGGACTTCACCAGATTCGAAGACTTGCATCTTGGGAGCGAACCAAGGATACTTCATTTCGGGATGCTCAAAGACTCCCTTCTTAATCATTAACCAACCAAATCCAGCATAATCGACTGTAAATGGTTTACGACGCTTACTGATACTTTCAATGGTTTCATGATTCATGACACCACCATTGCTTCGGAAGTCATCTTCTTCCATCCAGTGCGCTACGGAAGTTGTATGACCGTCTTCTGTGCAGTACCAACCAGATGCAATGTCCTTATCCATTAGAATCAATTGCCAAAACTTTTCTGTATTGAATACAATATCAGAATCAATCCAAAGTTGCCAATCATAATTTAATTTACCATCCCAGGGAAGCTGATCAGGTCCTCGCAGTACATTCGCTCCTAAACATTTGCATCTTGCAAAGTTTACCATGGATGAATAGTCTTGCGAGATCTGAATACTTGCGCCCGCTTGTACTAAGTCAAAACAGAGTTGAACAAAACT